ATCATTCCAACCTTTTGCTCCGATGACCTCGGGAACATCATTCCAACCTTTTGCTCCGATGACCTCGGGAACATCATTCCAACCTTTTGCTCCGAAGAAATCACGGTCCCGCAATTGGCGCATTTGTGCTCGGAAATGTTGCCATGCACGTGATGCACTGCCTCACATCCAGCGCGCTCCAACAAGGTATCAATATTTTGCGTGTGCAGCTTGACGCGGTCTGTGCCGTATTGAGATTGGAGTCGAGCAAACAAGGCGTGCACCGAAGAAGGTTTTACAGCTGCTTCCAAGGCGTGAAAATTGTTGTAAAAATCGATGCTTTCGTCGGAAAACTCGTTGCCCTTGACGCAGATGGATTCCATTTTATGGATGGACCACAGACCTGAGCCTGCTACGGTATCGGTATAAGTGGCAATGCCCGCGGAGGCACTGAGCCCCGCCCCGCTAACAACGACTAATTTGGGCTTTTTATTTATATTTGGTTGCATGTTTTTTTAAGACGTGCTGTATTTGCATTGAATAAAATATTAATAATATTTCATTTTTTTGTTAGTTCGATGTGAAAAAGAATGCGCACATAAATGGAATACTAACAAAAAATAAAAATGGACCATTCTTTTCTTCTTATTCGCGACCATTACTCCCACAAAGAGTGTTTCGAGAATCAAAAATTACCGACTGAATTGTACATCAACATGGATTATGTGATTCGCATATGTGTTCCCAACAATCACGACTCGAACGAAAAAAGCCGATTGAAATTGTGGTCAAAAGCAGGCAGTATTCTGCGGGAAACCAATATTGGACTTTTACGCCACCTGAACCATGCACGGGGCGCGACATGTTTCTCAAACAAAGTGGCGGCTTTAATAAACAAAAACGCGAAATTAAACCTTGAAGCGAATCAAAAACAACGGAATGACCATGGGAATGGCTCCCCAGACGGCCGACCAAAAATAATTCAAGTGCGCGTAATACCCCGAAAGACTCGGAAACAGATTTGCTTGGCGAAACAGCAGGTCCAAGGCCACGCCGTACAGAGCCAGATAGTCATATCGTAAAGGCAGCTTTAGCACGTATAGATACACCACGTAAAACATCCCCATCATGCCTGTGGCGACGCACATGGCTTCGTTGGTCCCGTGTTTCCGAAAGTACGGGCCGAGTCCCCAGCCACTTGGGCCGCCCATCCCAAACTGTTTTGTGGCGATTTGGAGCAGCAGGTCGCCAAAGAACCCCGTCAGCAAAGCCAGGGCAAGGATGTTCATGATTATTATAAATAACAATATTTTTCAAATAAAAAATATTATCCCAACATTCTAAATAAAATAAAATCAAATTAAATCATTTCATATACCTTGTCGCTCACATCATCGTCGTCCTCTTCCTCTTCTTCTTCTTCCTCTTCCTCCTCTTCTTCATTCGCCATATTATTATTATCACCGCCCCCCTTTTCCTCTTCCATAATAATACGCACTCCGTTCCACTTGTTGTTGGGCTGGCCCTTTTTGTCGCCATATTTTTTGTTCATGGCCTTGTATAGTTCGGCGGATTTTGGTATTTTTCTGTCGTTGTAGATGAACATGTACCATTCCTTGAACGTGCGGTACAAATTTTGGCTGCCAATCTGGCACTTGTCGTACCGCTCCACCTTGGCGGTAAGAAAGCACTGCACCGCGTCCTGGCTCTGGCGGTACTCGTTGGTAAACCGAATCACCTCTTCGCAGTCTTTCACCACTCCCTGGTTTTCAAACGCGCGATCCACCAACATGCTCATGAAGATCGGCGCCCAGTTCCCCAGCTTGCCCCCCAGCGTCTTGTCTTTGAGAAACACGTACTTGGTTTCGTCGTCAAACTTTTCCCCCTCGTCCGCAAACTTGGACATGAACATGACCACTTTCAACCGTCTCCAAATCGCATCGTCCACGCCCTTGATGTCAAACAGCGAGTTCATGCACGCCGCGAAATTAACCTGCAGCGGAAACGTCTCGGTCTCGCCAAACAACGGTCGGCCCGTGATGTCCGATTCGCCCGAGAGCTCCTTGATAAATCCTTCGTTCACTGGAGTATTTTTCTCTGGCTCTTGAAACACGGCATACCGAGCACCCTTGAGCGACATGAGTTCTGGCGTTGCGCTTCCAGTGGTAGTGCGCTTGTCTGTAATCATGTTAATGGGGGCCAATGCCTTGTAATCGCCCATGCACGCCTTCATGAGCTCCACCAGCAGTGATTTGCCGTTGCTTCCACTTCCAACATAAATGTTGAACACCTGTTCTATTTTCTCGCCAATCAGCACCGAGGCCAAGTGATCCATCATGTACCGCTCCAACGAGGGAATGGGAAACAGCTGCGAAAAGAACGTGTGGATGCTGGCTATTTGTTCCTCGTACTCTAGTTTACAGTCCACCGAATAATATGATATGGGGTGGTAGTCAATTCGGGTTGTGAGCGAAATATAATCAGACGGCTGGCCAGGGCGAAACAGCTTGTTCTTAATGTCCACCACGCCATTGTTGAAACACATGAGCCACTTTTTCGTGTTGAGCAGCGTCTTGAATTTGCGGTCGTAAAACAACTCTAGCGCCTCTACAAAACTATTGTTTTTCGTCGAGGTCGAGTCCAGCTTGTTGCACACTTCGGCAATCTTTTTCATTCTTTTTTTTATTTTACTGATTTCGTCGCTCTCGTCCTTGGCCTTTTTCCCAGTCGTGGTCAAATCAATGTCGTCCAGGTCTATTTCATTGTCGTCGTTGCCTTCACCGTCGTTTCCTCCACCTCCACCATTTTGCAACGCAACATATACCTTTAATGCCTCGCGCCCCTTTTTGTTGAAAATAGGAAGCAACTCGTCGGAAACCAATTTACGCAGCGTATTTCCCTCGTCTTTTACCCAATGGTGGCCCTCGAACGAATACAACGTCTTGTTTTTAATGTCACAGCATACAAAGCGGTCGCCGTACCGCTGCTTTAAAATCCGCGCGACTTTACCGTCGGTATAATTCATAATCAGATCGTCGCACATGTAATCGAAATTCGTGTGTATATACGCATCATATGCTTCGGGTGCATCGTTTTTTGCCCAGTACTTTAATGACTCGATGGTGGCATGGTTCTCGCCGCGCACATTGAAATATTTGGTCCATTTTTCGTGCAGTTCAGGAATGTCGGCATAGTCGAAATGCTCGTCTTTGCTGCGAAGCATGACCCAAGAGAGAAACAGCCGCGGATCCGTGTTTTTCAGCGCAAACGCCACCAGTCGATTGTCGAAATGCGACTCGCCGTCTTTGTAGTATTTCTCAGGCAACAGCTGGGCGATTTCGTGCGCCTCTTTTACCACGTGCTCGGTCGCTTGCAACGAATTTAGGAGCGCCGCCACTGCCATATCCAAATCATACGCGTTACTAATCGCAGATACATTCAGGTTACTTTCGTATCTTGCATTTGCGACGGCGTTTCTCGTTGTTGTTGCGGCTGCGGCAGCGTGCCGACTTTTATTTGTCCCGATGCCCATTCCCTTCTTGGCCATCTTTCGGTCAATGTCGGGAACTAAATCCACACGCAAATGGTCGGCATATCGGCCACGCAATAATTGAAAATTCCGATGAATATTGGCGGGAGACAAGAACTGCGACACGTCTCGCTCGTCCATTTGAAACTGGCCGTCGTTGTCGTCAAAGGTGAGCTGGAAATATTTCGTCAGGGCATACGGTTGACATCCTGGCTTGGCCGAGCCGTACATTTGCCACCCGCTAGTCCCCGCGCTGACCTTGTCGTCAAACACGTCGTCCAAGCCTTTTACCAAATTCAGGTCGGTGAAAATATCCTTGTCGGCCGCCGCCGCAATCATGTTGGTGCGCAGCAGCATCTGGTATTTATGGGCCATCTGAATGCCAATGATGATGTGGATGCCGTCCTTGACCTCGGCCAAGTCCTCGTTTTTATATTTTTTATACATGTCGTCGCGCTCGAAAACAAAGATGGGAAAGGTTTGATTCCCAGTGAATTGAAATATCTTGGGTAGTTCGTCTAGATATAAATCCACGATGTTGGTGATGTGGTCTTCGGTATAAAGCCGCGCCGCGGTATCGAGGGGGTACCGAAAATCCAGGTCAATCAAAATCGGCTCGGTGCCGTCGGTTAGCTGCAATTCCGTCATGTATTCGCTCTTTTTCTGCAACAACACATGATCCACATATTTATTGTAAAACGCCTCGTTACATTCGTCGGGAATGTGGTACTTGCCCCCAAATATTCCCAGCTTTTTATCGGGGATGCGCGCGACGGTAATCGGTCGCGCCACCGAGTCAATCACCTTGCTATCTATTTGACATTTTCGTTTGAGCGACTCGAACGAACAGCTGGACGAAAGCCCCGACGACATTGTATATATTGATGGGGGATTTTCTTAAAGTCGTTTTTCATTTTTTTGGGAAATGGTCTGGGCAAAAAATCAAAAAAAATGATAAATAAAAATGAAAAAATAAATATACAAACCGTACGACAGACATATCTTTGTTGAAAAATGCAAGTCGTAAAGGTAAACGTTGCAAGCATTCGTCCAGAATATAACAATTTGCATGAGTGGTGTTGCAACGCCGAAAAAAACGAATACATTGGCCGACGAGGAGTAGTGTTTATAGATGGCGCGCGATACCCGCCGCATAATTCCATGTGGTGCAATCCTTATAAAATTAGCAAAACCGTTTCACGCGATGAATGCATTGAACAATACAGGCAATATATTACAAACAAAATAGAAACGGACACAAGACTAAAAGACGCATTGATGCAGCTAAAAGGCAAGACGCTGGGCTGTTGGTGTGCGCCAGAAAAATGCCACGGCGACATATTGATGGAATTAATCGAAAAAATGGATGAAAAATAATAAACAAACTTATTTTCCGCAATAAACGCACGTTTCACTTATTTCGACACCAAATACACGTTTCACTAACATGATCCAGGTGAATTCTTTGGGATTACTATTGTCTACTTCCGTACTGTAAAAAATCCCACTGTTTTCGTCTTTATGGTTTTGTAAAAACTCGAATCCCTTTTCCCTCAACGCATTAACATAATCCATGTCTTGTTAAATAGAACCAATCTCGCATACATGACACGCGTTTGACATGTGGTCATTGAGTGTTTTTAAACTCGCACGAATTCGCTCATCGAAATTGCTTGCAGATAGTTGGGTCATAATTATTATATCTAACAAAAATGTATTTAATACAAAAACAAACAAAATCCCAATTTACATATTTTCCGACGCGGTTTTTTGCCCGTGGCATTCGCGGCACAGCGCAACCAAGTTACTCGCGTCGTTTTGCCCGCCGTGTTCCAGGCGTAATTTATGGTCGATTTCAAATGTGTGTGTTAGCTTGGCGTCGCAAGCCCCGCACTTCCAGTCTTGCATGTACGCCACGTATTTCTTTTTGGTTTCACTCACCGACCGTTTTACGGGCCTTTTCCCAACATTTCCGCCTTGTTGCTGCTGCGAAAAAATAGAAGGCTGGTACTCGTCGCCGTATAAATTGCGGTTCATAGTGTCTACAAAGCCATTACCTTGGTCTATCGCATTTTGCCCCGAAGTAAAGTCAAAAATTGGCGTCAGCATGTCCATGGCGGACTTGTCAATGGGCAGGTGCTTAACAGCTTGGTTGGCGTATAAAATCATGTTTTTGGTATCGGTGGGATTTTTGCGAATCATGACATAAAGGGAATACGCAGCAAACGCAATCCCCGCCATTTGAAAGTATTTTTTGCAAGACATGATGTATTTGCTAAATTTATTGTTGTAAAAGGTATTGTAAATATACAGGCCGGTAATGCCAAAAATAATCAGTTCCAGCTTCATTAATATATGAATTATTTAAATATATAGGTATAAAAAGGACAAAAAAAGAACCCATCATGGATTATTCGAAATTGCCCCATTACCTTTTATTTTTCGGTCTTTTTATTTCAGCGCAATCTTTGTCCATGTGGGGACAGTATGTGACACTTCCTTACAAGAACTTAAGTATGTGGGAGGCGTACAAGATGGCGATTCCATTTGCGTGGATGGACTGGTTTTTCATGACATTTGCCGTCATGGTTGGAGACAAGTACGAGATTGTCACGCCGACTCAGGATACTTTCTTGCTGATTATTCTTCAGTTTATTCTGGTGCTCATCATCAACCACTTTTATTTGAAGCAGGCCGTGTTTCGCAGCGACATTGCTGCGTTTTTCATCATCTTGATTGGTTTTTTCATTAGTTTCTTGCACGGTGTCTCTCGCATCGCTGGATTAGATGTCCCCGAGGAGCATTGATTCGTCCAATAAAACACAAAAAGCCAATAAAAGACAAAATAAAGACAAAATAAAGACAAATAAATGAAAAAAACATATAAAGGGAAGGGTGAAATAATATATAATACAAAAAACATGTCGTATATTTTCAACGAAGACAATGTGGTCATGGCATTCCAGACGGTTCGAATTAACCCCATTCGCACTCTTTTTTCATGTTTAAAGGAAATGTTGGGGTCTGGAAATATTATTTTCAAAAAAGAGGGGTTTTACATGCTGGAGATGGACAACACGATGATTATTTTGGTGCATTTATTTATGGAGGCGACTAAACTGGAATATTATATTTGCAAAAAGGAAAAGATTGTCATTGGGCTTAAATTAGATCATTTTTTTAAATGCATCAACTCTTTTGATACGGAAAAAACGTTGACCATTTGCATTGAAAACGAAGATTATTCCAACGGCGTGGTGTCGTGTTTGACCTTGGTTGGTCAGGGCAACGGTAAGACAAGGGTGAAGAAAATTCAATTGGCCGAGCCAGAGAATAACGAGCACGAGTGTCCCGATATGGACTATTCTAAAATTCGCACCTTTTCGTCCCCCGAATTTACCAAGATAATCAAGCACATGTCGGACATTTCTAAAACCCTGGAAATTAAATGCGTGGGAAACGAAATCTTTTTCACCGGAAAAGGCACCATGTCGTCGGAGACGGATCATCGTATTCCCTACAATACGGAAAATAACGAACAAGACGACGACGAGGACATGACTAAAATCGTGCAGGGGGTTTTTTCGCTGAAATATTTAAGCCTGTTTGTGCGGTGCAAGGATTTGTGCAGCCAACTCGAATTATATTTGGACAACGACGTTCCGCTAGTTATCAAATACGACGTGTTCAATATGGGAGTGCTGAAACTGGCACTCAATCCGTCGCCCAACGAGGCATAACCTAACAAAAAAAAGAAAAGAAAAGAAAAGAAAAGAAAAGAAAAGAAAAGAAAAGAAAAGAAAAGAAAAGAAAAAGAAAAGAAAAGAAAAAAAGGAAAAAGAATTTATAAATAACTGTATATTATTTATAAATATGGAACCGCTGCTGGCAGACCAATTTGAAAAATGCAACGCTACCATTGCTTTGTTTAAAATACAACTGAATCAGCTCTCTTTGATTTTCAAACAAATTGAAAAACAAACTGTGAAGGAATTGAAAAGGACAAAAGAGGGAAAAAAGAACGAAAAAAAGGAAAAGATAAAGATAAAGCGCGACGTGAAATCTGGCATGGTGGAGCCGCGGCCATTGAGCGACGCATTGTGCGTTTTTTTAAATGTTCCCTTGCATACATCCATGTCCCGCCCAGATGTCACGAAACAATTGAATCAATACATAAAAGAGCACGGGCTGTATAGCAAGGAGCACCGATGCTTGATACCCGACGAGTCGTTTAAAACACTGGTTGGCGACCCCGATTTTAAGCTGACTCATTTTACCATGCAGCGATGCATGAATAAACATTATATTGCGTTAGTGTAAGTAAGTAAGTAAGTACCACCATGTCCCCCCCATCTTACCCGTCGAATCGCACCAACCGCGCCACCAATTACTTGTCCATGTATGACCGCGTGGCGCTCCCGTATAACAAAATGTACAACAATTGCTCCAATACGCTGTGCTACACATACAGCAAAAATTTCATCTATAAACCGCACTCGGCGTACGGCCAGGTCGGAACCAGCGCGGCGGGGTATCTAGGGCGGCGAAATCGTCTGTAAAAATACAAAATGATTATCATTCCAACCTTTTTACGGAAGACCTCTATAAATATATATATTCATTTCATTTTTCGATGAAATAAAAAACAATAAACAAAACTACACAAAAACTGTCTAAGCCGCATACTGAAACACTTTCCAGTACATCTGCGTGGGATTTCTTTCCCATTTTTTTGCCCCTGTCTTTGTCGGATCCAACACGTGGTCCAGAGTCGCCACCAGCTTGAAATCCGCCGATGCAAACAAGCGGTCAAAGTACGCCTCCTCTTTGTAGTTGCCGATATACACATTGTCCACGTAATCCTGGATGTCCTTGTCGGGCATGGGGCCGTCTACGTGCTCCATCAGGCGGTACAAATGATGCTCCCAGTTAATTAGGCATTTCGTGTCCTGGTTGTCTGCATCGTGCTCCTTGATTAGCACGTACCCGCCCCGCTTAATATGGCTTTTAATGAATTGAATGGTGTTGCGAATATTTTCGTCCGTCATGTGGTGCAGCGTGACCATGCACAAAATATAATCCGCGTCCTTGAAAACCTGGTCCGATATATTCAGGATGTTGTTGTCGTCCTTGGGCGCCAGCGTCTTGTAGGTGACTGTATCGCCGTGGGTGTACGTGTACTCAAACGACCCGTTCTCGATGCTCACCAAGTGGTCCTTGGGAATGTTAAATTTTTCGCCAAAGCAGTGTAGCAAATTGCCGTTTCCACCACCAATGTCAATAACGCGCGTGTCTTTGTTCAATGTCGGTGGTGCTTCTCTTTCTTTATTCTTGTCTTTTGCCTTTGCCCGCGTTGCCGTCAAATATTTGATTAGGCGGTCGCAGATGAATTCCTTGCCCGCATTCGGATCCTTGGTCACCTTGTATTTCTTTAGCTGCTCGTCGATATTTTTTAAGAGATTGACCGAGGGACTAATTGCGTTCCCTGAATCAGATTCAATCAGGTGCAAAATATTCTGAATATTGGGCGATTTCTTGCTCTTTTCCCGCGTGATTTTGGACAACACATGGTGCAGCCGCGAATCGTAGTGGCACTCTTCGCCATCACTGTCACTTATATCGCCCATTTTGTGCTCTGTATAAGCTTCGCCCAAAGTTGCATCACCAATTACCGCATCTCCAAGTGGAACGTCGGACAAAACAACGGCACCTTCGGTTAACCCGTGCTTGGACAAGTGGGAAGCGGTAATGCGGGCATAGTCTCGCTTGGTATGGTTGCGGCTTCTATAAATAAAGTAGCGGTTCAGGAACGAGATTTTCTTTTCATAGTCCTGCATCTTGGCCGCGGTGCCGTACATCTTATCACTATTCGGGCTGCCAATCATGTGCGAAAACAGGTCCTCGAACAGACCCGAGCTCTTTTTCAGGGGAAAGTTGATTTCGTTTAATTCGGCGTCGGTTAGCAAATACATGCCGTACTCGTTCATGGTCTTGTCAAATAGCTCGAAATTCACCAGGTACTCGGAAATCCACGCATTGATGCTCTCTTGGTACACGGAAATCTCCATGCCCAGACTGGTGTCGTTGCTGGGAAACAGCTCGCGTTCTGCGTCGTATTTCTTCACGATTTCCCACACCAGCTTTGACTCCTTGACAATCGAATCCTTGGGGGTTCCCTTTAATAAATTGAAAATGGCGGCGCCGTCGTAGCAAGTGGCAATGTAGTAGCCGTTGTTTTTGGTACACTCGGCAATATTTTCGATGAAATTGTAAAAGGTGGTCGGCGATTTAAACATGTAATGCATCGCAAACTGGCACGACGTCACGTTGAAGCCGTCTTTTCCTCTGTTTGCCTGCATCATGACTCCTTTGCCTAAAGGCGTATTAGTTGAACTACTACGTCTCTCGCCAAACACGACTTCATTAATTTCCTTGCCCTGCTGGCTAAACATGGCGGCGCCCGATACAATGTTTTTACTGCTGTCGCCATGCACAAACAGCGCCCCAGGCATGTTGCGGAATTTCTTGTAGCTGTTCAGGTAGCGGGCGCATGCCCCATTCAATAGATTTGTCAAGTTATCCTGCGAGTAATCCACACCATACACAAAACTGAGGCGCGCGTGAATCCACTTTTGCAGGTCGCCCGCCTTGCCGCAGGCCAGGTCAATCAGCGTATTGCCAGGGCGGCACACGCTCTTTATGAGCCACTGCTTCACGTACTGGTTGTGAAAATCACGCAGTCCCCGCGTCTGCGTCTGAACCTCTGAGTCATTCTTGTAGTATGCGTCTGGGTTGTATTCCGTCTCCCGAATTTCTTCGCCGTCGTCCATTCGGCCTGTGGTAATCATGTGCTCCGTCACGGGGAAATGAATAGATGTCCAATTGCTGTTGGCTGTTTCGAAAGAGTTACCATACTGCGATTTCCCCGCCTTGTACTCCGCCGTCTTGTCATACCGCACCCTTAGCGGAATCCACTTGTGGTGCGTCGTGTCGTAGCGAAACTCGACAATGGTGTCGCTCTCAAACGGCTGGCCCTCTTCGGTAATCATGAGCCCGTTTTTGTTTAACAGAACGCTGCTAAACGCGGCATTTGCGTCGTAGGGGTGCACGGGCACAAAGGGCGCGGCCTGGTACACGTTTCGCTTAAAAGTCGGATCCAAAGACCGCTTGGGAAACACGCCGTTGTACACGTCTTCGCAGGGATGCTCAAAGATTTCATTTTGGGAACGGTTGCCGCAAAAGAGCTGCAGATGCTTGTACTCCAAGCTTTGCACCAGGTTTAGCATGTTGGTCCCGTCTTGGAACTTGCTGGTGATTTTATCGCCGCCCTTGGTCTTGTCCTTTTCCGTGATGATTAAAAAGTCGTTGGTATTCAGGCGGGACGGCTTCCACTTTAGCGAATACTCCCAGGTGGCTTTGTGGATCGGTCCCGTCTGCCCAACGTCGTGGCCGCCGACGCCAAAGGAGGTATGGGTGAAAATCGCGCCGTCGGTATCGTAGGGAAACTCAGTGTCCAGGACGGCCTTGGTGGCTCGAAAAATATTATAGACCGCGAGAATGTCGTCCTCTTTGGTCAAGGTGGCGTTTTGGGGCGCGGGGTAAAAGTCCTTGGTCTTGAACGTCATCGCGCTACTTGTTGCCGAGGCAGAATTCTCAGTAGAAGCCAGCTGCAGCCGAATCGCATTCATGATTTCATTGAGCAAGGTCAAACGATACTTGGTTGCCCACTTGTCTTGTTCTTCCTTGGTCTTTCTATTGCCACCATTCTTATTTTCGCCTTTCTCGTCTTTTTCCTTGTCGTCTTTTTCCTCGTATTCTTGACCCAACTCTTTGGTCTTTTTCTCCAGGTGTTTTTCCAGGACGCGCGGGATTGGCATGAATTTCAAGAACCGCACGTCCTCGCCATTCAAAAAGTACAGGTCAAACGCCGCAAATGTATTGATAAATTCCCGCTTTTTGTTGTGCAAAATCAGCTCGCCGTCGATAATCGTGTTTTTGCACACCTTGGGGTCGCACGTGCCCCCCGTGAATTTAATCTGCATGTTGGACGTTATTAAATAAATCTTTCCCACGACATTCACAAACATCAGGTGCCGTTCGCCGTCTGCTTTTTCCGTCACGCAAAATGCACCAGGCACGCGAATGTTGGGCACTTTCAGGTCGTCGCCCGTTTTCATCGGCACGATATTGTCAATCTGCAGCGTCTTGGACGACGGGCCGAGAAACAGAGACCGTCGAGACGATGCCTTGTCCTCGTCCTTTTTATCCGACCCTTCTTTTTGATTTGATAAAAGCTTGTTGTAGTCGGCGTGCACGGCATTTTGCACCTTGATGGAAATGGGGTAGTTTGACTCTTGGATCCCACCCAGCACGTATTTAATATATTTTTGGAACTGCGGAATTACCGTCTTTTTAATATTGGCGTCTGTGAGTCGCAAACCTTGCTTGAATGCTGCCGTGCCCCTGAAATAACTGTCTGGGTCCTTTTTGAACTCAATCTCAATCTCGTATGTGTCCAAAATATTGAAAATCCCAGAACTCAAAAAGGACTGCTGGTATTTCGTCGATTGTTTGACGGTGCTCATGTCAATTACTAGGTACGGGTAATTCTCGTGCACAAACGTGACGCGGCGAATATATCGGTACGTTTTTTCCATGACATTAAAACTTGCCTTGATACTTTCGCGCTCCCCCTGAGTCACTTTTTGCTCTGTCGACGCAGTTACACGAAATGGATACTCGTCCTCTTTGAAAAAGTCCAGCACCTGACCACGCACTTTTTTTTCCGCTTTCTCGTACATGGCGTCGGTCATATGGTTGCTGTTGCAGAAGTTATACACGTTTTGCTCGCCCGTAATGGGGATACGGTAGCCGTCTTTTAGCAAAATATTGAGCGATGAAACCACTGGCTGGCGCTTGAACCCCTGCGAAACGAGTTTCTTGATGACGTTGTCGTGGTCAATTTTCGATACGGCCTTGAACCGCGTCTCCAATTCGTCGTCAATTTCACTAAGGGTACCGTTACCATCAAGGTTCGTTCCTTGGGCCAGTCGAATCTTGTCGAGAAACGTGTTGCACATGGCCGACATTTGCTGACTTAGCGACTTGGTTTCTATAGTGGCTGCCGATGTTACTGTCGTCATGCCTACCTTCTTATACTTTACTTGATATTATTTTCATTTCGTTTTTCATTTTTTGCGAAACAAATTTTGAAAAATAACTAATCATTTCTCGTTTTCATAACAACCAGCGTTTTGGTTCCTCGCTGCTCGCTAACAATCGGATTTTCTATTTTTATATTGCCCAAATCAAAACAAAAGATGTAAAATGCGTCTTCGGGCATGCAGCTAAATATCAAATCATTTGTTAAATATCTAACAAACGAACTTTGCGTATCGTCAAACCAGAAACGATGCAGTTTGCTTTCCTGTAAAAATAGCAAAAAACTATCTGCTAGGTGCAAGTTTTTTTTCGAACAAGGCTTTGGCTCGACATCCTGAATTTGTATTGCAATAATACACATCAAAATACAATGTGTCGTTGGTTTTTTGACCCCAATCATTGTCGGTTTGTTTTTCATTTTTGTATTCGTACATGTTTCAGTATTTGTTGAATCTGCGACAAATCCCTGCTTGAATTGCAGCATGGTCGATTTGGAACACTTTCCTGTGTTTTTTTTGCAACGTTTAGAGACAGCGGAGTTTGGATGCACAGCATATTCATTATTATTTGATTACCATACCAACATTGTATTTATGTTGTTTTTGTGTTAGTACGGTAAAGTAAAAAAGTACAATATATTATTTACACTTTCGCTATATTTACAGCTTTTGGTACTTGAGCCTCGTCGATGTGTTGATCTTGTACAATTTCATGACGGTCTCTTTATATTCCGAAGATAGTGGCAACGCATTTGCCACCAACTCGATCAAATTGAGTTGATATTCGTCGCACTTTGCAAGCACAACCGAAATAAATTGGGGTTCGTTTTTTATGAATATTATGTTTCTATTTGTACTTACATAACACATTATATCATATATACAATTAAATCTATCTATTGAGTTGGCTGGGGTATTATTCACACGCAGCTTCGTTCAGGAAAACAAATTAGTAGCAAGGACTTCGTATGGGCCATAAATTCTTCTTTGCTTGACGAAGAAGAAATCGCCTCATGAGAAGAAACGACCTTGCTACTAATTTGTTTTCCTGAACGAAGCTGCATGATGATATAAGTACTTGATACTTTATTGCTGTTTAATTTGTCAAAATCAAAATTATTTTTTTTTACTATGCTTTTTTTATTTTTTGTCGAATGATAAACAACATAAATGCAAGGTTGGTCAATCAAATAATAACAATGAAATTATGCATCAAGAGTCCGCTGTCTTTGAACGTTACAAAAGGCGCACATGTTTCGAGACAACCCGTTCAAATGAAACAAGAAGAAGAAGAAAAGGTCGAATCCCCCGACACAAAGGCCAAGTCGTTGTTTTTCTTATGTGATACCCCAGATGGGGCTGACTGGACGACGTGTCCTGTTTGCGAGGGATATAGTGAGAAGACAACCGTTCCTTTTTTTTTTAACCTGAAAGATTATTTTGACGAAAGTAAAGTGGGTGCCGTCATCAGTGATTGTCGCCAACAGTACGACATGACAGACGACGAAGATGTTGGCGACTACGACGATAATGGAGACTTGATTTTTTGCATACGTTGCAAAGTGCCATTCCAACTTGGAAACACTTTTATTGAGCGCGGATGCACTTCTTCCACTTATCACGCCAAAATGATAAAACAGTTTACGTTAAATGGCGAGACGCACACGGGAATTCCCACATTCAAATCGTACAAACAATTCAAAAAGCTGGTGAAAAATAAAAGGATTTCTTTCAAATGGGGCACGTACCAATACAAACGCGACGCAACCTATATTTCTGTTCCAATCAAACCAATTTAACGCGTGGTCACCTAACAAAAATAAAAATGAAATAAAAATGTAGAATAAAACATGAAATGAACCGAAAATCAACACGATGGAAATTAAAATAGGAAAAGATAGACATCACAACTGGCAACTGATTGATGCGGCCCAAAACCACGACCTTTGGTTTCACGTCGCGGATGGGCCCTCGAGCCACTGCATCTTGGCGACAGAGGGGAAAAAGGCCGACCGAAAAGACGTCAAGCGCGCCGCCGTGCTGTGCAAGCAGCACTCTGCGTCTAAATCACTGAAAAAAGTGGAAATTAATTATACCGCGATAAGTAATGTACAAAAGGATGAAAAGGGCGGACCTGGTGCCGTAATTTTGTTGCAACCCTGCAAAAGTATCTGGATTTGATTTGTTGGTGTTTGTTTTTTTTATTTTTATCTAATCACTTGTCCCCATTTTATTTATCCATCAGCCGCGAAATATGCAAAAATTCGTCGCGAATCTGCGGAATCACCTGTGAAAACATAAACTGGATGAATTCCAGCTTGCTGTGTTCCTCTTTCATGAATCCGACGCGAATCACGCTCGACGTGTCGTGCGGATGCTCCTTTTTAAACCCGCAAAAATTCAGCATGCTGGCCAGATTTCCCTTTTCGTTGATTGCCTCTATCTTGTCGCGGCCATTATGGGTATGCGGATAGAAATTCTGGTACAGCTTGTCCTGCAGCATCGTGCCCAAAGTATAGTCCTCGTTGTGCAGCACAATATCCCAGCAGTTGGGAATGGTATTTTCCGTGTTGCGAAAGATTGTGATTACCGCATCATCGGACTGAACCATGGCGTCTTGCAGCGCGTTCAAACTGTCTGCTAGAATGGAGCACGCGTGCTGCACGAGCACTTCGTTCTTGTAAATCCCGAGCCCTTCCACAATGAAATCAAAACTGTTGGGTAAAAACAGTCGCTTGCCCTCCAACAGCTCGAAATTTCGCACTTGGAACTCGATTTCCTCCTTGGACTTTCCCTCTAATTTAGCCGCCTCTTTCATAGCCGCGATTTTCTTGGTCTGAAGGTTCAAGTCCACCGTGTTGGAATAAGTGATGAGGCGCGCCACGTTATAACAACTGTTTTTCTTCGCGGAACAAACGGAGAATTCGCAGGTCAGATGGATTTCTTCGCCAGGGAGGCTGTCGGAGATGAACGGGCGCAAACTCATAATGTCGATGTAGTGCTTGGTGTCATTGACCGAGACAAACGGGGGAAACAGTTGCTCCATCATTTTTTGACCGTTTTCCACCACTTCTCCCGTCGCTTTATGGATAAGCCGAAAGTCGTTGGTGGTGACCCACAGCATGCTATCTGTCTTATTTTTCACGTGCAGCTCGACCGCATATTCTCCCACTAATTGCGTGTTGGAAATGCGGCCGTCTTTTGCGTCCTTTAATTCGCTGCCGTGAATCGGGATGCACGAGAGGCGTTGCTTCAAGTATTCGTTGTTGAATCGGCTCGTATTTTTTACAATAGTGGCGCGGTTTTCCTCGTGGGGCGTGGTAACAAAGCCGACCACGGGAATGTCCGACAAGATGGTGCGTCTTATCGCATTGGCAAAACTGGGTAAAACGCCTTTTAGAGTAAAAGTGAGGCGTTTGCCGATTTTATTATTCATGTTGGTCAGCTTGGCCGCGGGCTTTGCGATGGGCAGCGGAAGCTTGTTCATGAGCGCCATTGTGCCTTTTGCTCCTCCCTCGCTCGTGTTCTTGCCCATGTCGTTTTCATTGACCTCTGATTCAGTTATTTGAACATCTTTGTTTAATTCAGAAGAACTCGTGGGCGAAGGTGGCGGGTTACTGGGCATTTCCGTGTCGCTCATCATCCTAATATCTATTATTGAATATATATACGACTATATTTATAATTCATTTTTTCACAAAATCTAAATTCAAAGCGCCAAAATAAAAATTATTATTTATAAAAACCAAACAAAATAAAACACAAACCCACACAATAAAACAAATAAAATCAAAGATGGACGAGGTAATTGCCAAGCGAGAGAGCTGCGGCGACGGCCACGGATTCCTAGTTTCTGCCATGTTTGTGCCTCTTAGAAAAAACATTAAAAAGCCGTAATTAGAAAAAAGTGTTTAACTCATTTTACCTTTTTTTATTTGCAACTGCCATACAGACTGTAATTAAACCCAGCGCGGCCAACATCCAGTAAATATACCGCATATTTTGGTGCGTCACCAGCAGTTCGCTGTCGCTCTTCATGCGACTCAAGTCCTGCATATTTAGCATCCCCTCTTTTATCATTTGATTTTGGTCGTGTGTTTTCTTGTAGACGTCCTTGTATGACTGCACGCTTTTCATCATTTTCTTGCCAGTTTTTGCAAACTTCCTTTGACTCTTGCCAATATTTTCGCTGAAGCGATTGATTCCGCCCATGATGCTAGACCCGAGCGCAGCTAAATCCTCATTCACCTGGGCATACTGCACCTTGGTCGTTTCGGATACCGGGTTGCTAGAAAACGGATTGCAGATGCTGCCCTTAATTAGCTCGTCACCCTTGACATATCGGTCGTATTTTTCCGAGCTGATATTCACCGTGTCGGTCGCACACGACTTTTTTTGCAAAACTTGCGGTAATCGTATCCCGCTTGCTGTGCCTTGCTTCGTCACATGACCTTCAGAAGCACCATTTTTTAAATAGCACACGTTGGCGCCAGATTCAAACGCGTATCCGCCGCACGCCGCATTGGCCGAGCACGCCGTCTTGCACGCATCCACGGTAGAATTCGACACAGGATCCCCCAAATTATTCCCCGAAATAGTCGTATTGGGCAAAAGGGTATAGGTATCGGAATATGTGAGCGCCGATGCCGCATAATCGTGCAGTACGTCGTCCTGGTCAATATAGCCCATTTTTCCCAGCACGGATTGGTTGCCCATGTTGTCAATCTTGTACACGGCATTTACATTTAAAAGTCCAGTCATATAATCGCTGCCGTTGTTCTTGGCGCATGTTTCGACCGCGGCATATGAATACAGGCAAAGATTGCCGTCGGCTTGCATGACGAGGCGAAGCGCCCCGTTGTTGGACCCAATCCACTCGCCTGCAAACAACGTCTGCCCGTTATTGAGCGAATTGGTTCCCGTTTTGCCCTTGGTCGCCGCAAATTCCGCGTTGGCAGCCGTTTTGCCGTTCTTGGCCATGCACCAAATATGCGCCTGATGTTCTCCATTTTTTGTTTGAAACAAGCACGCGTTGCCGTTGTTTTTCAAGGTAAAGGCAAACGTGCATGTTGCTACTTCCGTGTCGCAATCAAATGTCGCATTTTTGCCGTTGGCAGCATCCATGTGACTTATTTTAGAAACGTTGCCGCATTGGTAAGACGCATCCCATGCCTTGTTTTCGCAGTCGTTGCTAGTCAAATTAATGTTTTTATCGTTGACCAGAAAAGAAAAGTTGCTGTTATTATTAAATGCAGACATGACGGCATTGGTTGCGTTTCCCGTAGCCACATTGTACTTGTCTGCGCAGTTTCCGCCAAACGTGGCAACCAGGTTGTTTATTTTTCCGCCATTGAGGCAACTAGCGACCGCGTCGTTGCTCTGAAAAAGAACCTTGGTTGCGTCAGACGCATCAGACACCACAAGCATTCCTTCCGTGGTCACTGTGCAGCAGTTGACTGCTTTAGCGCTGCTGTTGCCTTCATTTTTGGTCGCGGATTCCCAGACCAACACGGGCGAAAAAGCCGACAATTGTTCTTGACCGTTGGTGTTGAACGCATTAGACACCATGCAATTCGTCTGATTGTTTGCATCCGTGGTTAAGCCAAAGTAGGCATTGCCAGTCGACATGGCGGATGACATGCAACTGGAATAATCCATTGGTCCCATGCTTTTGAAATCATCTTTATTAGAATAACATCCCACGTAGGACGCGGCTGGCTTGTCGACCAACCTGTCCACGTAGACGTTTTTGCCAGCACCACCGCATGCCGCTCCAGATTGCATGGGCTGCCCGACGAGCAGTTTGGGGAAATTCTCCGTGGTAAATGTGTAGCCAGGCGTGGAATAATTAAGCTGGTCGCTTTCATTCACATCCACTTTCATGACTTTCTTTGACGAAGGACATCCGAATAATCCAGGTTCGGCATCGGCACTTGTGCTCGGGTTGTATGCCTTGAAAATCCCCTGGTCGGTCACGTAACCAAAAGTAGAAGAGGAATCATTCAACGCAATGTTTTTACCGAGAGTCGCATTGGTCTTGGGGTCAAGACGTTTTAAAATATCCAGGTTGTTGTCCTGGAGTTCGGTCTGAAGGTGCGTATAATCGGCGGTGACGTCGGTGTATTTCTTGTTGAGCAGTTTGTCGGTAAAGCCTTCTTTTCCTTTGGTCAAAGGAAGGCGCACCGCTTGATGGCCAGTGCGGTTGCTAATCCCGCGGCTTATATTATTTTGCAGTTTATTGAAAAGAACACCTTGTTGGTCCAATGCTCCCGATAGCATGCTGTATAGTTTCTTTATATATGTTTTATTTTACTTTTTACGAGTTCACAACCTAACAAAAATGAAATAATCAAAAATACCATTGCTCCGCTTACCTGCGTTTCTTTTGGTTCAGCATCACGGCGCCGATAATGACGAAATACAGCAAAAAAGGTAAAAGCACGAGAAACCACGCAATGTTCTTTTTCCCGTCTTTGCAGATGAGGTTCAGAATCCACGCCCAAAACATGATGTACACGATTTTAATGCCAAATACCAGCATGGTACTGGGCACTTCGCACGAAAAACTACCTAAACAATATTTGTTGGTGTTGCCGAAATTCTGCGCAATAGACAAAATCAGCACAATCAGAGAAACTAGAAAATAAACGCGCGAGGGCGTGCACAAATCGCTCAATTTTTTGGGAAAAGACATGATGATGATGATGTTGGCAAAATAATACTATGCTAACAAAATATTTAATTATTATTTCACTTCGCTTCACTTTAATTTACATTGAAACATGCCAAACAATTTACGTTTTAAAAAGAATCGGTCCATAAATTCTGGCGTATATCTGCACATAGGAATCATGGTGCTAAAATCGGCTTTGGCTAAACGTTGGTCCGCAGCTTCAAACGACTCGTATTTTTTACATTTAAACGTGGTGACATTTTGAGAGCATAAATACACGCGGTCATACCATTCTTTGCATCTTTCATCAAGCACATGCGGAAGCTCGTGTCTAAACGGATCATCCTCTCTTGAATCGTGTTTGTTTTTTTTATTGATTTCGTTGGTTTTCATTATTTTGTATTTGTTATCAAGCTCTTGCACCATGTTTTCTCGTTCTTAATGAAACAAAGAACAATGTTTTCATTTCATTTTTTCATAAAGAAAAGAAAGAATAAAAGGAAAGAATAAGAAGAACAAAACAAATAAACCAAAAATGAGTTTTTTTCGAAACAACAATATTTTCACGATTATATTCGTCGCATTTGTCGTAATTGTTAGCTGGCGCATCTATCTTTCGTCCGACGCTTACAACTTGAAATGCGTCATCTCGAATGTTAATGGCAAAACATATTGCGTCAGAGACCGCGAGAAGTTACACAAGGCCGTCGACCTGTTTGCCAAGGTCTCGGAAAAATGCACGCAGCTCGTTGTGTATGTGGGCAAAAACCATGCAGACAATACCGACGTGCAGCGACTAGTAGAAAACTACAACGCCAACACGTTTTGTGAGACGCTTCCCACCTCGGAATTCACGGCGTATAGTGAAAACAAGGGTGACAAAATCGCCATGTGTTTGAACCGCAAGGCAAAAGAAGGCACGGAGGATTACCTGATTAACCTGCACACGCTCACGTTTGTGGCGATCCACGAGCTAGCGCACATCATGACGATTCAGGAGAACCATCCGATACAATTTTGGGAGAATTTCAAGTTTTTGATATCGAATGCCAAAGATGCGGGGATTCATTTTCCCACGGACTATAGCAAGCAGCCGCAAGAGTACTGCGGCATGACGATTGGGGACAATCCGTATTACGACATGTGATTGTTTTTTTGTTTTTTCTTTGATTTGCCTTGTTTTTCTTTATAAAAAATATCTGTTATAAATAAAAAAGAATGCCGTCTACTGTAAAAGCCAATTATATTACGTGCCACGACACTTTAACCGCGCCCACTATTATTGGAGACTTGACTGGAAATGTCACTGGCAGCGTAACAGGTGGCGTCCAAATGAGCATTACCGACGTGTCTGCCGCAACGTATACCGTGACAAGTACAGACAACGTGCTGAACTGCGACACCACCTCGAATGCAATTACCATTACGTTGCTGGCCGCGTCTGCCGATTACAAGGGAACTAGTATTACTATTTTGGATGCGAGCGGAACGTTTGGCACCAACAATGTGACTGTAGAATCGAGCAATGAAACTGATACCATTCAAGGGTCGACCGAGGATTTAATCATCAACGTTAATAATTCGTCGGTGGATTTGCTGTGTACGAGCGCCACTGGCTACAACATTGTTTGAGCGAAGTAAGCGATTAATTAAAAATACCTTGTAGAATCCCCCCGTGTTTTTTCGTGCCCTTTCGTTTCGTTTTTTTGCCGTTTTTCTTTTTTGTTAGGTTGCGGCTCTTCTTTTCACTTTTTTTGGCCTTATATTTGTTGTTGGATGCATGCTTTTTCGAATGCCTCTTTCCTTTGGATGCAGCATGCGACCTACTTAACGATTTGCTTAGCGATGCATATTTGCGAACAGGTGCCGATGTCAATGTCGGTTCGATTTCTTCCACCAGCATGCTCACGTTGCTCGGTTCAACCCGAATCGATTCCTGCGAAACAAGAGGCGAAAGGTTCGATTCGGGTTTTTCTTCCATCAATTCCAGCAAACTATCGTAAATGTCGTCGTCAACTACTTGGTTCAACGTTTCATTTTCTTCGTCTAAATCGTCATCATTATCGTTTTTTTCATCAGAATCAGATTCGAAATCGTCGTCCTCCAAATCGTCATTGTTTTCGGGAAGTTGAAAAGAAGTGCTGGAAGAGTACAGACTCATTGGCACGACTAGCATGCTCTTGCCATCGTTTTTTCCACCTCCAAACAAGGTGCCAATTTTGCCTCCTTTTTTATTTGTTAGAGATGAAACAAGAACGTTTCCAACCATGGCCGATTCATCCATTGTTTTGTTTAATATATCCAAACATTTATTTCAGCCAAAAAATACAATATATCATAATATAAAACGAGAAATGCCTACCAAAAAACTCAAAAATATTAATACGCCTGCTCAATTGGATGCGTTAAACAAGTACATTGCCGACGAAAACAACCACGTCTTTGTTTTGATTCACATGGAAAAATGCGGCCCGTGCATGGAGACGCGCCCTGAATGGGACAAGCTTGCGTCGTCCAAGCTTTCAGCAAACAAGCTTAATGGTGAGAGTAACGTCGTCATTGCCGACGTGAATTCTGCTTTGCTAAACGACCCTAAAAATACCATTCGGTACGTGGGCCAAGTCTCGGCGTTTCCCACCATGAAGCATATTCACGGGGGCAAGGCAACGGATTATTCAGGGACAGACCGCAGCCATGCGTCGCTAGAAAAATGGATTCAAGATTCCGTGCCGCTGCACAAGACGCGATTGACCAAGCATAATGCGAATCAAGGTGGCGGTAAAAGGAAAATGAGGACAACCAAAAAGAGAATCAGAAAAAATAAAAAAAGGAGGACAAGAACGAGAACTAACAAAAGAAGAAAAAGGTAAGAATTATTGTGATTTTTGTTAGTTTATGTTCAATTTACTTCCATCGAATCACCGATTTGTGGGTGGGTGAAATATATATGGTACTATTTGGGTCTTAAAAATAATGTCGTTTTTTAGCACATCATTGACCTGACCAAAGTCGCCACCATAGGTGTTTATTTGCACTACCTTTCCCGCCGTACTATACTGAGAATGGTTGGTGTGCGACATGTTAATTGACTTTCTGTTTTCTTGTATTTAATTGGGTTGATTTTATTTTATTTTTTATTAATTCGCGTGTTTCATATTTTTTATTTCATTATAATAAATAACATGAAAATAAAGGATAAATATTCAATCTTTATTTTTGCAATTATCGTTGTTGTTAGCTTGGGCGCAATTATGTGGTATAATAATACCGACAACAACATCAACAAGTCAAATAAAACCGAGGCATTTACTCCCCGACTGAGAGCGGCGGTTCGCCCTCATGTGCGAACCTTGAATCGGGGTTACGGCGGCATTATTTCGTTTTTTTCCTGGGACAATTGGAGGCGAGGATTGCGGAGATGGAATTTATAGGATGGACGACGACGACGATGATTTATTCATCCATTGAATCGTCGTTGTCGTTGTCGTTGTCGTCGTCTTCAAACTCCATATTTGTGTGCAGCATTTGGTCGACATCCTCTTCCTCATATTCGCATTCCAAATCTGTTGCCATCGCCGTCCTCGACGATTCCGAGGGTTTTTTCCAGCACAGAGCCGAGATGAATTTGTATATTCGCTTAATGTCCATGCACGATATATTTTCGCGGTCCAGTGGATTATTATTCGCCGCCAAATTGGTTTTCGTCGTGGGAAATTGCATTTTGAGTTTCATGAAAAAATAGTAAATATCTTTCCAATCTAGTCCCATTTTTTCTCCAATCGTTTGAAAAAACACGAAATTATTGTATTCGTTGGAGTATTTCGTCAGAATTTTGGTGAAACGAATATTGGCCTTGTCCCACGAATACAGGACGGCTTCATTTGCCGCAGTTTGTAAATGGCTATTTAGAATATGCTGCGTTTTAAAGGTTTTAATTAACGAGCTCATCTCGTTGAATTTCCATATTTGCTTTTGAAACGTTACCCGATCCATATAATCCGCAAAACACATGCTGGTGAGCAATTGAAGGTACAGGTCCACTTGCTGCGGCTTGGACAAATTCGCCCTCTCGATAATATCAGGAACATTTTCGTGCCAGTATAAGCCAACCGTGGTGCGTTCTGTTTCTCCAATGAGGGAAAGGTGGTCTTCTATTTTTAGGTTTCTACTATTGAATACCTGTTTTACTATTTTCTTGTTGCCGTCATTGTTGGAATTCAAGTGAAAAATATCATGAAAGACGGTATTATGCAGCATATTAGAATGGTTCGTATACATATTCATGATGATGTTTAATTTATTAAAGTCGTTTTGAATATAACCAGTTAATTTTTCTATTTCTGCTTTATGGATGCTTGGATACTGAAACGCCAACAAATTACCGATTTGCGCCGTGTTTGGTCTTTTCAATTCAATCACGTGACATATTTTGATTAATTCGGTTATTTTTTTCCCCACATTTGTTAGGCCATTGCCGATGCAAAGAATGGGGTTCATGGACGTGTCTTCGGTCTTGTGTTTTTTGGTTTTTTTTGGCCGAATTAGTTTAATCAGGGCCGACAAACTGCCCTTGTCGCCGTTGTTCATGCTGTTGATGTCGTCCATCACAATGGCGATTTTCTTCGGCTGCCGTTTTAGCATGCTAAGTACGCTGAAATTAGACATGTTGTTGGACGAAATAATGTCGAATAATTCTTTGTTGCGAACCATTCCCGTGTCGTACATTACCACTTCATAATTCATTTCTTTCAGTACTCTTTTCACAAAATACGACTTGCCAATCCCTGGTTCTCCGTATACGTAAATGCCCTTTTTGGCCGCCAACTTTTCTTCGTTGGTCAAGGCCGCAAAGTCTGTTAGCAACGTTTGCAGATGTTGTTCGGCGGCATCGCGATTGATAAAAGAAGTGTAATTGGTTTCTTTGTTTATTGTAGGTGTTTGATTTATTGGTTGATTTTCATTCATGTTGTTGTTTGCGTATTTATATTTGCGTATTTTATTTAACTTATTTTTTGGTATAAGTTATATTCCAATATTAAAATATTATTTAACAATAAATGTATGGAAATTTGAAAAAAACGTATCGACCCAAGCAGCGGCGTTTGAAGAGAAAGAGTTTGAAAAAAAAATGGATGAAATGGGTCGGCGGAGCGGATGACGATGCGGAAGCTGTCCCCGCGGATAAAACGAAAGTGGAAGCGTTGATAGATCCTGTGATTGGCTTGGTGGACGCCGAAATTGAAACGATTGACGGTTTGTTGAAAGAGGAAGAGGAAGAAGGGATTGTGGGCCAATCCGAAGAAGGTCCCCGAGCTATTATTTTGCGAAATGCAAAAGACGAATTGGAGGAACTAAAGGGCTACATGGACGGCTTGAAAGAAAGCAATCAAGACGACGACGCCTTTAACAATAATCTGCAGGAATTGAAAGATAAAGTGGACGAATTTACCAAAACATTGGCGGGTAATTACGGCGGCGAGGAGCTGCCAGAACCCGTGTCTGCAATCCAAGACAGTGGGAACGTTATTGTTTCTGCAACTAAACGTATTGTGGACGCGTTGAGTCAAAAACCAGTACCTGCCCAGGTAATTGGCCAAACCACGCTCGTGGATGCCAAGAGGCCCGCCCAGGCAATCGGGCAAACCGCGGTCATGGATAATGCAAAAGTTCCCGCTCAGGTAATTTCTTCCACTTCGGTTGCTCCTCTTGGGGCCGCTCCTCTTGTTGCCGCTCCTCTTGGGGCCGCTACTCCTGGGGCCGCTACTCCTGGGGCCGCTCCTCTTGGGGCCGCTACTCCTGGGGCCGCTCCTCTTGGGGCCGCTCCATTACTTCCTGTTGCTACTCCAGTTTATTCGGAACAGGAATCAAAACCAGATACGGAACAGGGGGAGATTGAATATACGCCGAATTATAATGAAATGCTAACGTTACCTCAGGTAGCCAATGATGAAAATTTGAAAAATATTCTGCAAGAAACCAACAATGATGTAAAGGCGGTATATGCGTTGATGGACACGGTAAAATTAAACATGACCAAGGATAATTTCGAATCGTATAAAAATAATGCCCTGGCAACGGCGGACGAGTTGCTGGAAAACGTGCAGAATAAATGCAGCCAGAAAATGCGCGGAATAGTCGGCGTCGGGAGTTTAAACTACAGAAAATTTCAAGATTATTGTGAAAACGCCGCGCAGAAAATCATCGACATGAAGGCCAACATTACTAATATTAAACAATCTGCGCCGTCCACTATAGTGGAACCAGCACCAGCGGTTTCTAGCGAAGCTGTGGTAGCACAACCAATTTCCGAGGAACAACCAAGAAATGTAATTATTGGCGAAGAAGATCAAAAACGTACACAAATGGGCCAGCCTTTAGATGAGCCGTCTGGACTATCCTCTTCGGTCAACACATACAATATCGACGCGGACCAAATGCTCGGTCTCTTGGACGACTACACAGACAAAATACAGAAACTTCGCGAACAAGTGGCCGACATTTCAGAGGGTGGCAACATTGTCATCAAGGTACACAATCGTCCTTCGGGCGACACGGCACCTGGTACTGCAGCAGCGGCCACCAGTGCAGCAGCGGCCACCAGTGCAGCAGCGGCCACCAGTGCAGCAGCGGCCACCAGCGACGCAGCCAGAGAGATGATTAATAATTTGCTGCCCTTTATTGCTCTATTTTAAAAAGTCTTGGTGTAATATAACAATGGTCGATTCTTTTCCCGAGTTGGGGTGGGTATTTATTTATTTATGTGTGTATTTTCGGCTTTAGCGAATATTTTGTGAAAATATTCTGCAAGACAAATTACCTGTGTCTCTTGTAGGCCATTGGATTTATTGGAATCCTTATTGTGCAACAAAATCAAAACAATCGAAAAGGTAAAAATCACAAAGTCGAATAATTTCTCGGAAGAATAAAGGCCGTCACTAACAAAAATAAATAAAATACCAAATATAGTCCATATGTTTCCACGCTTACTCCATAAAATTTCAACAATTGCGTCGTGCTATAGGTGATTAACAAAAACAGCCCCAATGCCGTAATAATAGAAGCATTCATTTATTATTACCAATATATTTTCATTTCATTTCATTTTAATTCATTTCATCACGAGCCAATAACGAACCGGTGCATTTCATCCAATCGAGCTTCCATTTCGTCCAACCGTCCAACCAGCGTAGAGTCTCGATAATGCCGCAAAATCGCCGCAATGTGTCTCGGTGCCACATTGTTCCACGTGCTCAAATCAATCCAGTCTCGCACCGAGTCGATGTATTCGCTATCCGTAATGACGTTGAATATCGGTCTTATCAGGTGGTCGTTGGCGTACCCAATGATAAAATCGAGCGCGCCCCCTTGCTCGTTATTCAGCCTGGAACGTAAAAGGATGAGAAATTCAATCAACTCGTTTCGTTGGCGAATCGATAGTGTGCAATTATTGAATAATATTGGTCGTAGTTGACCTATTTGTTGTAGTTGTAGCAATCTTTCGGCGTGGGGTAAGGGCAAGCCCTGAACAGCGTGAGGAGTTACCATTACATTCTCTCGAAAATTGTTTTCATGTTGTTTTTTACCTACATTTTACCTGGGTGTTAATTTGCGGGGGCCACGCAAAGCTTATCCATGGACACCGAGGGTTCGCCCCAAGTAAATCACGATGAATGGGGCCAAGCGACAAAAGATTGGGTGGTTTCATACCCGACACACAAGTTGTTGCCTTTGACAGAATTATATTGTATTCGTAATTAAATTGTATATGAAAAAAATAAAAATTAGATAGATGTATTTATTTGTTTTTTTTCATTTTCGTTGCGTTTATTCAAGGATTGTAGGCGTCTTCCGCTCCGTAAAAGAACCATCTTAGCGAAAGGTAGTTGGCGTCTTTTAGCCCAATATTACTTTCGCCCGTCATGGTGGTATTCGGTCCCTTGTTGACTAGCGCCTGAATTGCCGTTGTGCCCAGCGCATAGTTGTAGTACCACAGGTTGGAAATGTTGCCCGAGAACCCGCCGTTGGGCGCCACGTACACGTCCCCGTAGTTTTGCTTGGGGACGCCGTGCAGCACGTGGCTCTTGGCAATGGTGCCATTGATATACACGTCCAAATTGGTGTTTTTGCAGCGAATAATCACATTCATCCACTTGTTTAGCGGAATGTCCTGGATGGTAATTTCTTCGTTGATGACGTTGAACGTATTCATGATGACCACAATGTCGTTCGTGTTGGGCTTGATGTACAGCCCTGGCGAGTTGTTGGGGAAATTCATGCCTAAATAATCCATATTTTCCACGTTATTATCACCGTCGTCCGTTTTAGAAGACATTTGCGTGGCGTAGTCGTTGCCTTTGTAAAAGACGCAGCGGTATCGCTGCGAGTCCATGTCGTCGCCGTTCACAAACATCCACACCGACCAGGTGAACTCAATGCCGCCCGATTCGTTGACGGAACGATTGAGCGTCACGGCGCCAGTCGCGTCTGGGTTTTGCGGAATAATCATGGGATTGGTCGCGGCGTCAATGGTGCCCTGCACTAATTGAGCCGTGTCGCTGGGCCCGAAAAAATAACCTAAAATGCTGATGCCGATTCTTAGAGCCAAAATAAAGACAAACACGACGAGCAATAAAAAGGCGAGCTTGGCAACGATGCTGTTGGACTTGAAAAAATCCTGCGTGGCGTTTAGATATTTGTTATTAGACTCGAATTTTAACAATTGCGGTTCCGCGACAGCGGCAGTTGGCGGCGGAGCATTCATCTTTTATTATTATATTATTTTATTATCGCAAAAACCATTTGTGCGTTTTTACCCCTTATAAAATATTCATATAATATAATATAATAAATAATAATCGCAACGATAGTATGAATTTGAATTTGAAAAAATTCAATATGAGAGACATTTCCTTTCCAGCCGACACGACTGGCACTGCAAAAGGTCCCGTGGTAATGCTGCTGGGTAAGCGCGGCACAGGCAAGTCTTTTTTAGTGAATGATTTGCTGTATTACCACAAAGATATTCCTATGGGGGCCGTCATTTCGGGCACGGAAGAGGGAAACGGCTTTTACTCCCGCATCGTGCCGAAAATGTTTATTCATAACGAGTACAATACAGCGATTATCGAAAATATTTTGAAGCGGCAAAAAGGCGTCATGAAGCAAATTAAACGCGAAATGCTTGCCTATAAACGGACCTCGGTGGATCCTCGCACGTTTGTGATTCTGGACGATTGTTTATACGACAACAAATGGGCGCGCGATAAGCTGATGCGGCTGATTTTCATGAATGGTCGGCACTGGCACATTATGCTAATTATTACCATGCAGTACCCGCTGGGCGTTCCCCCCGTACTGCGTTCCAACATTGACTATGTGTTTATTTTACGAGACACGATTATTGGAAACCGCAAACGTATCTATGATAATTACGCGGGCATGTTTCCGACCTTTGAAGCGTTTTGCTCGGTAATGGATGCATGCACCGACAATTTCGAGTGCTTGGTGATTAAAAATAATTCGCAATCCAACGATTTGCTAGATCAAGTGTTTTGGTATAAAGCAAGCGTTCACGGTGATTTTCGCCTGGGGTCGCGGGACTTTTGGGAGATGTCCAAGCAAATGAATTCGGACGACGAGGAAGATTACGACCCGTCCAAGGTAAAAAAGAAAAGTGCCTCCGCCGTTCGCCTAAATGTGAGAAAAATGGGAAATTAAGGGCAGCCGTTTAGGATAAAATATTTGTTCTATATAAATAATAGCAGCGATGAATCTTTCCATCGGTCCGTATAAATTTCGCCTTGAAATCATTCTTCTGATCGGTTTTATCGCCTTTATCATGTTTGGCCACTTGCTTTGTTCCTGTTCCACCGTGACGCCCTACGAAGCGTTTAGCACCACGCAAAAAATCGTCAAATCGGTAAAAGATGCGACAAAAAAAGTGGGAAAAGAAGGATTCGCCGCCAATAATTTCGCAGAGGGACCGCAATACGCCAAAAGTGGGTCGCCTGGCACCATCCGCAACCCCGACACGTGGGCCGCTCCCACGTTGACGTATTCTTCCGCGTCGCACGCCGATGCGGGGGTGAAAAAAATCATGGACCGCACCGCCCAACCCGTGCCCTTGCCAGAGGACCAGCTGGACATGTTTGCGACCACTCCTTTTAAACCCGAGTGCTGCCCCAACACGTACTCCAACAGCAGTGGGTGCGCGTGCATGACCACGAACCAGTACGATTATTTGGTGGATCGCGGCGGCAACAATGTTCCGTATAGCGAGTATTAAACAACTACTGGGCGTATTAGCGCCGCATTCGGATTTTTTGCAACCGATACGTGTTTCGCCAATGCCGCCAAACCAATCAACATAGATAGGATGATGATATCCCAAAATATTACCATGCGATATACATATTTAATACGATTGAGATAAACTATATACAATATAGCAGCGACAATAGCACAAAGAAAGTGCGCCGCCGCCACCACCACGTAAGCCGTGGTTGTTGGGGGAGACCCGTGTTGCACTGCTAAGCCCTCCAAATAAGTAGCCAATCCGCTAAAGATATTCAGTACGCATTTTAGTACTGTGTAATAATAGGCGACGACGGTAATGTCGTTATAATCATTCCCTATCGGCTCGTGCGTATCGGCGACGCGGGCTTCCCAGAAGCCGATTCCAAGGAAAGTGGTCGCCAACACGACCTGGCAAACAAGGAAAAGGATTTGTTTGGGCATGTTTTTATTATTTTATGTTGTGTCGCCAATCTAAATCATTAATATTTCATTTTTTATTTGTTAGTGTAGCATTAATAAATGCTGAGAATAATCCGTGTATATATTTTCGATGTTGCTATAATCGGCGCGTTGGGTGACAGTAATGGGTGTGATTAAAAACCATTCATCTTGTTCTTGCAACTTCATCCAATACACGTCAATGGCGTACTTATGTTTTTCGTTTTTATTATTAATCAGGAGCGTGACTCCTTGCAGCACATTTTTAATTAATGTGTCATAGTACGAGCCATTTACTAAATATGCTGCCGTGGTTAAACACCGTGCCACTTTTACACAAGCGTCGCTAACCACCTGATACGGGGAACCACAATTCCCCGAAAGCATCGCCACGTTCCAGTTATTTGTTTTCTCTAAAAAAAAAGTGCGCATTTGTTTGTCGAGCAATTCTAGGTCCGTAAATTCCACGTCGTCTTCTAAAATCAGCACGTGCGGCCAGCCTTTTTCTTTTGCGATTTGCAGACATTTCAAATGACTCATGCTGCAGCCAATGGCTCCTAAATTGGGCATATGGACGGCGGGAAAGCGGGTTGCTTTGGTCAACAGTCCAGTTGCGGCCAGTTGCGATTCCATATGAGCACGACGGTCCGTGCGCGCGTCTAAATTAATGTAAAAAATATGCTGAATGTCCGACAAGGATTGCATATTGTTTGTTATTTATTCTATTATATCACCGAGAATTCTTTATATATATTTTTCCAGAAAAAGACAAAAACTATATAAATACTTTGATAGATGATTAAATAATAACAACAACAACAACAATGAGTACACTGGAATCAGCCGATATTTTAGTTTCTGAATCTGTTCCTGCTCCTGCTCCTGCTCCTGCTCCTGCTCCTGCTCCAACTTTCAAGGATAAAATGGCCCATTTCAACAAACTAACAGATATTACCAAATTTATGGATAAACAGCCGAAAAATATTCATATTTATGTAAAGGATATTATTCAAAAATACGACCCACATTTGTTAAACGATAGCAATTCGGGAATTAATGTGAATATTTCTGAATTAAGCACCGAGTCTTTCAATAAAATTCAAGAATACATGGCACACATCAAGGACCAAAATACTATGCTAACCAAAGATCAGCAACTTGCAGAAAAAATCCAGACAGAATTGCCCGAACCAATTTTATAAATAAATTAAATCAAATTAATCCGAGAATATTTAGTGCATGATGACACGCGTTTTGCTCCGCATTTTTTTTTATATTTTGCATTCCTATACCTAACAATACCAACCCTTTGCCGCCTCGCTCTTCCACGTGACGAAACAACGCATCCATTGTACAACTGGACTGCTGTGTCATATCCATCGTTACTTTTTTCAGGATATCCGCGGCCGTTTCGCACTTGGGATTCACGTTGGTCTTGATGCATAAAAATGCCCCCATTTGGTGCATGTTCGTATCATTGTCATGGTCCAGCGTAATATAAATGGGCGTCGTGCTGAATTTTTTTTGCACCGTTTCTTGCAGCTGTCGTTTGTAATTGTCGTTTGTATTTATCAAGGTGTTCCAATCCACGTGCTGCTCAAAAATCGATTCTAAAAATACATTGGCCATTTGAAACCCCGCTCCCGTCGTTATTGCGTTCAACGCGTATATTTCGTCCAGGTCCAAATTCGCGGTTAGCGGCACCTTGTTGAAATCCAAAAATAGCGCGCCCAAAAACGCCTCGAATAAATTCCCCAGTTGCTTTCGTACGTCATATCTTAAATTATTTTCTTCGGCCTGATGTGACAACATCATCCATTTATTCAGACCCATTTCCGCGGCGATTTTTCCGATACTCTCGTTTTTTACTACCGCAATTTTTAAATCGGACTTGAACCCCTCCTGGGATTTAGAGTAGCGGCGATAAATATAAAATTTGGTCACTAGCTCTAGAACCCCGTCTCCGAGAAATTCCAGGTTTTGAAACGACTTGGTCTTTAGCGGCAAACAATTGTCGGGCTTGTCTACCAAGACGATTCCCAGCTGCTTGTTTTCATAGGCGGGGCGTTTGGTATAAGACGGATGCACAAACGCGCGCTTATACAGGTCAATGTTATTCACGTGGGCCAACTCTGGCGGGATGCCGTATTTTCTCAAGATGGTGCAAACATCGGCTTCCGTCACTTCCGTGTTGAGCGGATTGTACGGATCGTGAATGAGCGTGCCATCTTCCGTCTTTATAATATCATTGCCAATCATATTATACTTTCTTCCTTGTGTTGTTATGTCGAGTTGGTTTTAATTCATTTTTTTGCAAAAATATTAGCCCAAAGGCAGTCATGGTATTAGCCCAAAGGCAGTCATGGTATTAGCCCAAAGGCAGTCATGGTATTAGCCCAAAGGCAGTCATGGTATTAGCCCAAAGGCAGTCATGGTATTAGCCCAAAGGCGGACTGGTTTCTTTCAGCGAATTATACAGGGTATTGATGGAATACAGCGAAAGTGGGTCTGCGTAATACACTACGTTTGCAATGTCCCCGCTAATCCCGTCGTCCATTCCCACCGTCAGTGTATCGTACACAATTGGCGGCGACACTTCAATCGACGAACTTACCAATCGTCCATTATAAAAAATATCCATCGTGCCGTTCAAGTAGTTAATCACCACGTTGTTCCATTTTTGCAATGCCACGCCGTCGTGCGCATATAAGAGCCGCTCGTCCTTTTTATTATTATTCATCGTTCGAATATACACCCCCAGCGTATTGGTCGCCGCATAGTATTTCACCAGGGGGACGCCCCCATAATCTAAAATCGTCGAATGCTTCGAGTAGGCCGAACTGGTGCTCGGGGGAAAAGAATCCACGTACAGCCAAAATGAAATTCCGTACCGATAACTGGGGGTCAGTTCTGCTTCTTCTGGAATTTCGTTTAGGTCCACAAACGAACTCACCGTCGATTGCGTATCAATGGATGTCGCGTTTTTAACCACTTGCTTGCCGCCTTTCAAATAGTACCATTTTTTCACCCCAGGAATAATCCACTGCACAATCACGAAATACGCCGCAATCAATAATAGCACCACAAATAACGCAATCACGTCGCTCGGCTTGGTTCCCTGAAACGGATTGCCGCCCGCGGGCGTTTTGATGCCGCGCAGCTTATCCATGAGCCCCGAAAATAAGCACGGAATATACAAAAATGAATTCACGAGCAAGCGGATAAACGGACTATTCGCAAACCAGCCGCCTAAATAAGACACCTTGTACACTAGCGTCAGCACGCCCAAGAGTAAAACAAAGTTGAAAATCATTGAACCAATATGCTGGTCGGCATTGTTTGAAAAGACTCCAAATGCTGTCAGTATCCACCAAAACAAAAGCCCAGAAACAAACAAAGACAGGAAAATATACAGACCTTTTAACCACGGGTTAAAAATATTTATTGGGCCCAATTGAGTCGTCAGGGCCGAGTACCCCAGCACCATGCCCAGAAGTAATAGCCCGACAAACATGCTGATGAAAACCGTCGCGCCGCCGAATTTGGTCATGAGGCCGCCTGGATTGGCCGCGTACAACACAAACAAGAGCAGCAAATACGCGATGAATATGCCGAGGTATTTTATTTGACTTGCTTCCAGCAACATTTTACTGGCGGTTGCTGCATTAAGACCTGCAGCAGGCGTATCGGCCTCTTTTTTCCAAAGTCCCACCACGCCGAAAATCAGGACGAAATAAAACAGCGAACTGAGCAGCGAGGTATTGTTTTTGGACCCAATATGGGTGGCAAACAAGCCACTGATAAACAGACCAAGCAAGGTAAGAATAGTGCCGCCTAGTATTTTGGGACTATTTTCTGGGCCCGTACTTTTATAAAAACTAACAAACAACATCATGGTGATAAAGGCGCCGAAAAACACGATGAAATTTGGCAGCCATTCAGACACTAATTTATCTGGGTTGCTTATATCTAGAATACTGCGAAGAAAATTCAACAAGTAAAGTGCGATTAAAATGAAAAAAATAATAATTCCCGCATAATATTTATGAGCATCATTCATCCTACTTTATGTAAGTATTTTATTATTTTATCACTTTGTTAGTTGCGACCATTTTCAAAACTCATTTCATTTTTTCTCCTTTTTTGTCGCAACGATTCGTTTGGCCTTTTTCTTTGGACCTGCTGCTCCCGTTCCACTTGCAGCACTCGAACCATCCTCTACTTCAGACGAGGACGCCGCGTTTCGCTCTGCCACGTACGCATTGTACACGCCCTCTAAATGGTCCAAGTCGTTGACCCACATTTGGTCGGGGCTCGTCTTTTCCAGCACGTCCAGTTCCCGCCGCTTTTCCTCGCACCGCCTAATGATGGCGTCCCCGTGCTCCTTGGTCACACTTTCCATGGGCATTCTGGTAAGGTACTTGTAGTCGCCGTCGACCGTGTCGTATTTTCGCGTGGTAAGCATGTCTGCCACTTGCTGCGGCGTTTTCTTGCGCAAATCCACCAAGTCGGCGTACAGTTCTCGAACAAACTTGGCCTGGTTGGACAGCCTTACCAATTCTTTTTGCAACACGGCAATCAGATTCGCCTTTCGTTTTATGTATAAATCTTCACGAACTGGGATGAACTCTTCGAAAATCTTGGGAACCGTATAGTACTGCAGTTCGTTATTTTTGTCATAGGCTACCATGTTGGTGGTGGTGACGGTGGTGCATAATTTCATGACCTTTTCGAGTTTGTTGCAATGAGGGTTTATAATAACCGCCTCCAATTCGTGCAATTTTCCAGGGGGAAACGTCACGGTGAAAGAAATGGTCGTAGTGGTGGAAAGCGACGCAAAGGTTTTGATGACGTTATTTTGCTCCAACTCTTCCAAATGCTCCTTGTAGTCGTCGGTCCATTGCCCAATTGGCAACTCGCTAACGTGAATAGTGTCTGGTCCTGTTGTTTCGTAGATTCCCTTGTACATGAAATGCTTCGGACTTGTCAAAATAACTTGGCCGTGAAATCCGTGGTAATATGGCATCCATTCTTTGGCGGCGTTTTCCAGCAAGTATGCCGCCTTGTCGTCTGCGGATGCCAAATACGCTTTCAGATAGGCAATGATTTCACGGGGATTGTAGCAGGGCACGTCGGTGCTGTATCCAGTGCCAATGCCTGAGCTTCCATTTATTAAAAGCGTGGGCACAACGGGCACGTAATGCTCGGGCTCGATGGACGTGCCGTCGTCTTCCAAATATTTCAGCAAGACATTGTCGCTTTCCACAAACAAAGATTTGGCCACACTTTCCAAGTGAGTGAAAATATATCTGGGTGACGCCGAATCTTTTCCGCCCTTCATTCGCGTGCCAAACTGCCCCGCGGGCACAAGCAGGTTCATGTTGTTGCTCCCCACGAAATTCTGGGCCATGCCGACAATGGTTCCAGTTAAACTCATTTCGCCGTGGTGGTAGGCCGAGTGCTCCGACACGTACCCCGCCAACTGAGCCACCTTTATTTCCTCCTTTAAATTTCGCTTGAAACACGAAAACAGCACCTTTCTTAAGCTCGGTTTGAGTCCGTCCAGTACGTTGGGAATACTTCGCACATTGTCTGCGGACGAAAATGCCAACAATTCCTTTTGCACAAACTCTACGTACGTCACGGACCGCTGCGACGTGTCCAGGTAAATGGTTTGGTCGTAATTTTGCAGCAGTTCTTTTCGGTCGTCGGCACGTTTCTTGTTAAACATGAGGTCAATGTAGTTGTCGCAAGGCGGACCAGAATGTTCCAAGTCCACCAGCTTGGGATTGGCGAAATATTCCTTGAATTCTTTTCCCACACTCGTTCCCAGTCCCTTGTAATACTTGATTTTCCACGCATTTAGTTGCTGAACGGTTTGCCCCTTTTCCCATGTAGCGTGTTCACCGAGGTTGTAAAAGGCCAGCTCTTGTTTTCCTTTTGTCGCTTTCAAAATTGGCGTATTCATGACAGAGAGGAATCCAGGGATTTTTGTTAAAGAAGGCCACTTGTAGTGAAACAAATTAAAGCACAGTCCCTTGATGTGGCTGCCGTCTAAATCCTGGTCTGTCATGATGAGTACCTTGGAGTATCGCAGGCTCTTGTGCACCGCATCCATGTCGGCATACGTCTTGCGCTCCTCCAAACCTAGGATTTTCTTGATGAACGCGATTTCGCCTTCCTCTTTCACCTTGACGTTGGGCTTGCGAATATTTTCCAGCTTTCCCTTTAGCGGAAACACCCCGTATCGGTTGCGGTCTTCCACAGACAGGCCCGAGATGACGCCCGCCTTGGCCGAGTCTCCTTCGCACAAAATCAGCACGCACTGTCCCGATTTCGCGGTGCCCGCCCAGTTGGCGTCGTCCAGCTTGGGAATGCCCGTGATGCGCTTTCGCTTGGATCCGTCGGTGCGTTTCTCCAGGTTTTTTTCCTTGGCCTCGGAAATGGCGCACGCCAGGTCCATGACGCCCATTTCCGCCACCTTTTTGATGAACGCGTCGCTCACCACGCACGACGACCCGAATTTCGCAACGGGGGTGTTGAGGTAATCCTTGGTCTGGCTGTCAAACGCGGGAAACAGAATGTCGCACCGCAAAAACAAAATGAGCTGCTCTTTAATCGATGATTCTTTGACCGTCTTTTTCTTTTTTTTTTCAATATATTCCTTTAGCTTGCCCGTGATTTGTTTAAGGATATAATCCACGTGCTTTCCCCCCTTTTGCATGTAGATGCCATTCACAAAAGAAATTTGCGTGAATTCCGCGTCGGGGGAAAGGGCGACGGCGTATTCCCAGCGGTCATTGGCCGACTCGTAACACCGCGGACTCATCGTCTTGTCGCCAATGTACAGGTCGATATACTGGGAAAAGTTCTTGGTGGCCACAACATTACCGTTCATCTTTACTTTGACGCTTTTGTCCGTAACGGCGGAAATATCATACACGCGTTTCTTCAGCAGTGCCAGCATATCTGCGTCCAAACCCTGGGGCAGCTGGAGGCGTGCATAGTCGGGGCGAAACGTGATTTTCGTATATGGTTTTTTATTGCCGCCGCCACTCGAAGTGCATTTCGTGACGACGGGATCACCAATCTCGGACAAATTGCTGCGAAATTCCTGGTAGTACTTGAGCCCACGCACATGATCGACGGTTTCCACCGACCCAAACATGGACCAGATGAATACGAGCTTGATGCCGAGTCCGTTTTTGCCGCCCCAGAGCCCGTAGAACTTTCCCTCTTCCGCCATCTTTTGCTTGAGAGCCGCGATGTCGTTCTTTTCCTTGTCGTCGTAGTTGGTGGAAGAACGCAAGTGGCCAAAGATGAGCTCGGGAATCCAGACGCCGTAGGTCGGGTGCATCGCGACGTCAATTCCCGCGCCATCATTCATCATGGTGATGGTGCCGTCGTCGGCAATGTCGACGGAAATGCACGTGACTGGCAAACAATTGGGCTTTCCCGCGGAAATGTGCGAATTCATGCGCACCACGTGGTCACGGCAGTTGATGATGCACTCGTCAAACAGCTTGAACAAACCAGGAATATATTCAATCGTCTTTTTTACGATTTGATGTTGATTCTTATCTATATCTTGAGTCGCGTCTTTGTCCCCGTCTTTTTCATCGTTGTAAATCCACATGTCCGTGTGGACGTGCTCCACCGATCCAATGTGGGTATCGGGTCGGTCCAAGACGTGCTCCAGTTCATCTTTTTGCTGGTACTTGGCGGCCAAGGCGGCGTCTTCTTTCGTGGTTGCCATGGTAGGTGCAGACTTTTTGGATGCAGACATGATAGCAATCAATCTTCTTGCTAATACAGGTGTGTTGTTCTTATTTCATTTTTTCAAATAAAAATACCAACTATTTTATTTCCTGCAATTCCACAATCATAAATATATCATTAGATATATGGTCATGAATATTGTATGGGGTCAAATCATCGTCATTCGTATAATTTTCTGCGATGATATTTTTTACCAACTCTTCTTTTAATGCCGTGTCTGTCGCATACATGTAAAAGTTAGCGGGGTCAGCAGCAGTCTGATTGGGTAACGATTGTAAGAATTCTTTCAACGTAATTTCGTCTGGTACCAACACATCTTGAACAAATTCCTTGTACCTTGAATCACTCAATTGTTTCAAGTACGCAACGCAATGAAATGACTCTATGATTGTCGACGTTGACATTTCATTTTGAATTTGCAGACACACTGATTTATCCACATAATCCAACCCACCATTTACTCGTAAAATATAAATATCGTTGGGATTTGAAAGTGTTGCCAATGCTTTCGCTTTTGTATATGCAACCGCCTTGGTGTAATCGGCAAAATACCCATGCATGCGAATAGGTCCCATTTGATAGCGGTTAAGGGTATACTGAATAATGCAAAACATGTTTAATTATTGTAATGGATTTATAATGTTTATATTGGTTTTCGAATAAAAAATAAATATATTTTATTTGGTTTAATTTTTACTATACATTAGACACGAAATTATCTTGAACTGTAATTTCAGATGTAGTGATATGCAACCGACACAGCTGACAATATATTGATGTGCATATTTTAACCGCTATTACTTCTAAAGTACAAATTATAATGATAAACCACAGTAATGCAGGAATTATATTATTCATCGCCAAAAATATCAACACGACATTATTGGTGGACAACAAAGATGGATGATAATACGATACAAAACATGCAATTAGTAAAACAAAATAACTCGCAAAATTAGGTATTATCAAGTATCCCTGGTAATTCGATAAATATGAATATCTTGAAAATTCCTGCTGAATTATCACATCAATTGTCGGAATCCCGATACCTAACACCAATGGAGAGAATAGGCACGAAACTATAAAGGGACCTAATAAATCAATCGGTTTTTTTAACAACGACACCATGACCAAAGACCAAACGACAATCATTCCATACAAGATACCATAAATCCAGCGTCTCAGTTTGGTCCAGTCGATGGTGGTTGTGTTGGTGGTTTGTAATTTATCCGAAATATTTTTTTTACAAATGGGGCACACTGAAGCGAATTCGGAACAATAGCGGGAAAAGCATGCGGGGTGGTACACGGTAGGTCCGCAGCAAATATTGGCAGACTTTAAATTTCCGCCTTCCAGGCATATAAAACATTTCACTTTGGTCGTGTTAGCACTTGCCGTTGTAGTCGTCATGCTTCTATCTTGTCGTGCAAATTAAACGGATCAACTTATTTCATTTTTCTTCTTTTTATATTTAACCGTTTGTTTTTTCTTGCACTGGAATTTCCCGCGAGTTAGTCCCCGCTTGCCAAAAATAGTCTTGGTGCAAATTCCAATGGATCTGGCCTCGAATTTGGTGCCCAGTTTTTTTATGCAGCGGCACAGTTTCTGCCCCAGTACTCGCTCGGCCTTTTTGCGACGCGTCGAGGTGGGCTTTGGTACGTGTTTCTTGTACGACGTCAGAATCTTTTTCGCGGTCGTCATTATTGTTTATGTTATATTTTTATTGCAAAAATAATATAGCCGCATATTAGAAAGGAATGGACGAGTCGAGCAAACCGTCAAAGCAAACACCACAAAAGAAAAATACGACGCGAAAACGAACCAAGGCTTTAAAGGGTGAAGTCAAGGCTTTACCTAGTCCCGAAAATTTGTCCAAATTAGACACAAAGGGTGAATCAAAAGTGGCCGCTGCCGCTGTCGCTGCTAACGATAAACTTGTTAAAAAACCGCGGTGTCCTCCAGGCCAAAGACGAAACAAAGAGGGGGACTGCAAAGATGTAGTTAAAAAAACAACAGAGCAAAAAGAAGCAAAAGTAGAACTGCTGCTCGGAGACGTGATTCAAATAAACGGAGAGGAGGCTCTACACTACATCAATTACATCGACGAGCATCAAATGGACGTGATTAATATCGGCACATCCGTTCCGAAAACCTTTCGCATCCAAGATGAGCACTTTGTGCCGCCTGACGAAATACGGTCTATTGCCCTCGTGTACCAAAACCCGCTGCGCGGATTCGTCAAGCAGCATCATTTCGCGATTCACTCTTGGATTTCCATTCATTTTCGCGACGACGCGGCGGCATTAAACGCAAAAATCACCGACATACAAGACGACATGATTCAGATATACTCGCAAGTCAACGATACCTATTATTTTATCAATTTCAACTACCAAGGCATTCCGAAAACATCCAACATTGAAAGCATTCGGTTGTTGGCCAGTGAACCCACACAACCATCTTTAACAAACGCCGCACCTTTAGCAGTTCCAGCCGAATCTGACGTTGATGCGGTGCCCACACAAGTAGCCGCACCTGTCGTGTTGGAATCTGACGATTCTGTGATGCTGGAATCTGACGATTCTGTGATGCCCGATTACGGCAGAAAAATTACCTTTGACAAGGACGAGAATCTGGGCGAGTTTGCGCTAGACGTAGAGGCAGACCCAAT